CATCCGGCCGAGCCAGCGTAGCAACATCTTCGTGCGGCTTACCCGTGGCCGGGGAAGCCTCGGGGGCCGGGGTGGAGCGGGCGGGCTCCGTCTCCACGACGGGGGCCGGAGCGGGCACCACCGGGGCCGTGCGGGTGGCGGGCGGCTCCTCGGGGGCCGGGACCGGAGCGGTGGCACGGGCGGCCTCGGGCGCGGCCGGGGTGGAGACCACCCGCAGGGCCTTCACCGCCTTCTCCCCCATCGACCGCATGAGCTTCAACCCCATGCTGTCCGGGTTCGCGGGGGCACGGGTCACCGCGAGGTGGTCCAGCTTGACCGCCAGGATGATGATCCGCTCCACGTCCCCCTCTTCGTTGGAGAGGAAGCGAACGTCGGTGAACCACCCGCCGATGGAGAGGCCGATGGGCTGGCCGGCGGAGAGGCGGCGCTGGAGGGCGGTGGCCTTCTCCTCGTCGGGGAAGAGCTTGGCCCGGATGGAGAGGACGTAGCCCTGCTCCCCCTTGTCGGCGGGGTTCACCACCTCGGAGGGCTTCACGGTCCCCTCCTCGGTGATCCCGATCACCTCGTCCCACTCGACGGGATCAAACCACCCGTTGTGCCGGGGGGTGAGGGAGACGCCGGTGGAGAACTGGAGCGCCATCGAGTCGAGGGCGTCCCGGTCCATCTCCGTGCCGTACCAGTCCACCGAGGTCGAGCTGGCCACGCCCTCCACCACGTCCCCACCCTTCGCGCGCTCGGCCGGGGCGGCCTCCCCCTCGGGGACGGGCGTGGGGGTGGAGCGGAAGGAGAAGGGCGCGAAGAGCTGGGCGGGCAGACCGGGGATGGCCCCGCGCTGGGCGTGGCTCACTCCCTTCATCCGGTACACCTTCCGGCCGTCGGCCTCGGTGCGCTCCAGCTCCAGCTCCAGGGAGAGATCCTCGGCCCCTTCCAGGGAGAGCTTCGTGGTTCGGACGTGCATGGGGCTCTGGCCTCCGGGCACCTATACGATGGGCCTCGGGTATTCGTCCAGAGCCAGCTTCCGGCTAACCCGGTGACGGGTACCTACAGCGGACGCCCGGTGTTCCCACCGCCGAGGAGGTCGGCGTCCCCAGAGGTCACCTCGGCCTTCGTCCAGTAGACGAGCACGCACCGGTCCCGAGCCCCGCACTCGGTCTTGCCGCCGGGGATCGTGGGGAGGCTCCGCACCTCCACGAAGCCACGCGAGCCGAGATCCCGGCAGGTCTGGCACATCTCGTCGTCCCCCACCGAGACCCACTCCACCATCCAGTCGGCCCGCTCCCCCGTCTTCCTGTCGATGTTCACCTCCGCCATGCCCTCGGTCATGGCGGCGTTCCCCAGCTCCACGAGCTTCCCGCTCCAGTTGGCGATCCGGTGCTCGTTCGCGCTCCAGGCCCGAGCCATCTCCGCCAGGAGGAGGTCCAGCGGCATCCCCGGTTCCACCCCCTCGGGCACGGTCACCTCGGCCGCACGGGCGGAGAGGGTCCGCGAGCGGCTCACCTTCCCGAGGATGGCCAGGGAGCGGTGACGCACGTTGGCCAGCGGGCCGTCCTGGCCCACGAGGTAGGCCATCGCCAGGGAGGCGTAGGCGTCCCCGCGCTCGGCCGGAGTGATCGAGCCACGAGCCCCGGTGAACTTCTCGCACGCCCGGTCTCCGATGTCGGCCGCGTCCCGGTAGAGCTGGGAGGTCTCGGTGTCCCACGAGGTGGAGAGCCGGTGGAGGGCGTGATCGAGATCCCCGGCGAGCCGGGCGGACTCCGAGGCCGTGATCTTCTCGTCCTGGTAGGCGGCTCGCACCTTGGCCACGAAGCCGTCCATGGCCTCCTGCCAGAGGGGCCGCACGGTGGTCTCGTAGCGGGAGACCACGCCCCCCAGCTCGGAGAGGTCGATCACCCGCTTCCCACGGAAGCGCCCGGTGGGCTGCCAGTCGGAGGGGAGGGAGTCCGGATCCGGAAGCCCCCTGGCGGAGGTGCCCTCCCAGCACCCGCACCCCTCCCCGTGGCGATGCTCGGGTGCGGGGCGTGCCGCCGCCTTCGCCTTCTCGGCCTCTCCAGGAGCCGCCTCCCCATCGGCCGCACCATCGCCCTTCCCGTCGGCCTCCCCGGGCGCGGGGTCTCCACCATCGGGCTCGGCACCGTCCCCACCGTCCCCACCATCGCCACCGTCTCCATCATCCCCACCGGCGGCGGGGTCGGCTCCCGGGGGAGTGGGCGGAGGCGGGGGCGGAGGCGGATCCACCACGAGATCCAGGGTGGTGGTCCCGGCCTTCACGGTCATCACGTCCCCGTTCTCCACGGGGTCGTAGCCACGGGCCTCCCGCACCTCGTTCCGGGTGAGGATCCCACCTTCGACCAGGGCCACGTCCGTCTCGGCCTTCGTCTTCTCCTCGGCGGGGGTGAGATCCCGCGAGTAGTCAAAGGCAAACTCCAGAACTCCCACCCACTTCTCGTCCAGCACAAGGGGGAGCACCTGGGTCGTGATCACCTCCTGGAGCAGCTCCAGGATGGGGGTGAGGAGGTGGCTCGCGGAAGCGTCCATCTGCACCTCGGCCGTGGCCCGAGGCATCCCGTCCGTGGCACCCATCTCCACCGGGAAGACCCCGAAGATGCGCCAGATCGTGCGGCGGATCTGCTCCACCACCTCGACCATCCCCAGCTCCTTCGGGTTGTGATCGAGCCGGATCCACTCCGCCGAACCCGCCGAGGGGTTCGGGAAGTGGAGAATACGCATCTTGTGATCTCGTCCCTTATCCTGGACGAAGGACTGCACGGTGTCCTCGGCCGCCTTCCCCGCGATGCCGGTGAGGTACAGGATGCCCGGCGGGATCTCGCTCGCGTCCATCGTGAGCATGGCGCGCTCCGCCGCCCGGAGGATCGCGATCACCTCGTTCACGATGGTCTCGATCAGGGGCATCCCGCGAGGCGTGGTCGTGTTCGAGAAGAGGTTGAGGTAGACGATGTCCTCCACCGGGAAGGTGGTGGTCTTCCCGTTGATCCGCTGCTCCATCGCGGTCGTGGCACCGTACTTGTCCACCACGGGCCACCAGTCATCCCCGCGCGTCGCGTTCAGCTCCTCCAGCTTCCCCTTCGCCCCCCCACCCTTCACCTTCTCCCAGGCGGTCGCGTCGTAGATCAGGAGATCCTGGCAGACCATCGTGAGCCACTGCTGCCACGTCTTCCCCGTCATCGGGGCGCGGAACCACCGGGCCGCGTCCCGACACACGGCCAGGGCCTCCTTCCGCTGGGCCTCGTCCTCGGGGGGGATGGCCCCCTCCACGGGACGCAAGGTCCAGTCGTTGGTAGCCACCCGCCGGGTGATCGAGTCCACGGCAGACCGAACGTCTGGAACCCGGCGGTACACCTGGAAGAGCTGATCCGTGGTGAGCTGGCGGAGGGGGTCTCCCGAGACGGCGATCCCCGCACCCGCGAAGGCCGACCCGAACTCGGTCCACGCGGGGTGCAGGGTCTTCCGGTCGCGCTGCTGGAGCTGGAGGAAGCCCCCGGCAGGCTGGGCGGGAGCGCGCCCGAGCTGAACCATGGAGGTGCCGGAGCCGACGGTGAGGAGGCGCATCTGCCCTCGTGGGGATGGAGACAGCCCGTAGTCTACCCGCCAGAGGGCAAGCGCGCACCTAAGCGGCTCGCCGGCTCCTCTCCTTTCCCCCGGGTGGGTGGCTCACCCCCTCCTGGAGAGCCACGAGAATACGGCGCACCTCGGCTCGCTCCCTACTCTCGCGATCACCGCCACGGCGCCGGGCACCCCACGGAACTCCTCCACCACCTGCATCGCCAGGAGGGGGGAGGGAAGCTCGGCCACCGCCTCGATCACCGAGGCGCGCTCCTGGTACCCCCCCACCTTCACGTCCCACCGCGTGAGGTAGGCCCCGAGGGCCTCCAGGACGCGGTGGTTCTCGGTCACTCCGGGGCGACCCAGACCACCCGGACGGCCACCACCTGGGCGGCGATCCCCTCCCAGAAGACCCCTGCCCCGGCGGGCCCCGGGCTCCAGGAGCACGAGAGGTCGGCGGCCCCGTCCTCGCCCCAGGTCACCACCCGGTCGGTGGCCAGCATCCACTGGAAGCGCCGCTCCTCCTCGGTGCTCTCGTCCACGAGCACGTAGCTCTGAATCACCGCACCCTGGGGGATCTGGAGGTTCGCGTCCACGAGGTCGCCCGGGGCACAGCGGTAGCTCTCCTCCGAGAGGTGGAGCGCGGGCGAGGTGGTGACGGTGTCACCGGTCTCCACCTCGTGGTCGGTGTCCGAGTCGGTATCCGGTGCGGTGTCCCCCACGAGCCCGAGGAGCGGGCTGCTCTCCGGGGTGGGGGTGGACGAGGTGCAGGCCAGGAGGAGGAGGGAGAGCATGGTCACTCCGAGAGCCAGGAGACGGTGATCGTGACGGTGGAGCCGAGGTCGAGACCCGAGCCGCTCGCGTCGAGCTGGAGGAGAGAGAGCCCATCGGGGCCCACCTCCCAGGAGAGGCGGTCGGCGGCCAGGGTGAGGGCCTCCCCCTCGGTGCTGGCCACGATGGACCAGGGAGCCCCCGCCGGGGGGGTCTCGGGGTCCGGGCCCGTGGCCTCTCCCCACCCGGTGGAGGCGCTCCAGGCGAAGGTCTCGGCCCCGGTGAGGACTCCGGTGATCGCCCAGGAGTGGATGACCAGCTCCTCCTCCACCTCGTCCTCGTAGGCCGAGCCCCACCCCCACCCCACCACCTGCCCGTAGGCATCCGCCACCGGGGAGACCCGCTCCACGTAGCCGTAGTCCCCCTCCTCCACGAGGCAGATCGAACCGTCCTCCAGGCCCGAGAAGAAGAGGGTCTCCGTCCCCTCCTGCCACGAGGCGATCCACCCGGAGAAGAGCATCTCCTGGGGGAGGTCGGCGTCCACCGCCCAGGTATCCACCTCGGCGGGGGTGTAGTCCACCGGGTACTCCTCGGACCCCTCCTCCCAGGAGGTGGTGGCGATCCCGGCGAGCGCGAGACTGGAGATAATGAGCAGCATGACGTGGCCTCTTTCTCGTGGATACCCCAGGAGAGGGTAACCGGCAAGGCGAATCGGTCAGCTCACGAAGCTGCCCCCCGCCTGGGAAAGGTCGGCCGCCACCCGGGCATAGGCGTCCGCGAGCCGGTAGTGATCGGGCTTGCTCCCCTCGGACCAGACGAAGCGAGCACCCTTGTCGTCCAGCACGCGAGCCGGGGCCTTCATCTGCTCGGTGAAGTCCGCCACCGATCCCGAGTCGGAGGGGAGCACCCGCTGGCCGCTCACGATCTCGTCGTAGGTGGCGTCCAGGAGCTGGGTGCGATCCACGGTGACGAGGTGGTCCTGGTAGTCGAGGCGGCGGCCGTAGTCCTCGGCCCCCACGCGGTCGGTGGGGAAGAACTGGCAGAGCCAGACGAAGGTGCGGCCCTGCTCGTAGAGGGCCCAATCCCGAAGCTCCTGGGCCTTGCGGGTCTCGGGCCGAGCATCGATCACGGCCACCTGGACGTGGTAGCGGTCGAGGATGTCCCGCACCGCCTCGAACGATGGGACGGCCATGATCAGGGAGGCCCGCCGGTAGGTGCGCCCCTTCTCGTCCAGGTGGACCACGTCCACCACCACGTTCAGCACCGAGCCCACGTCGATGCCCGCCACCACCAGCTCCTTCGCGTAGCTCTCCCCTCCTCCCAGATCGTTCTCGGGGCCGGTGGAGACCTTCTCCAGGTGCTCCTGCGTGAGCTGGGCTCCGGCGTCCTGGTAGGAGAGCCCGAGCACCGAGCGGTAGAAGGTGGCGAGCTTCACCCGCTTCCCCTGGGCGGGGAGCCACTCCAGGACGAAGAGATCCCAGAGGCGATCCGTGATCACGTCCAGGCGGGACATCCGGTAGGAGCGGCGGCGACCAGGACGGGAGGCCACCCACGCGGCCCCCCTCGGATCTCGCACGAAGGGGCGCGAGCACCGGCGGCAGACCGGCCGGATGTCCGGGCCCCTCGGGTTCTGGAGGAGGGCTCGGAAGCGCGCGGTGTCCCGAGGCTCCCACCCACCATCGTCCCGGCGGTGGACCACGTTCACCCACCAGTCCAGGGGCTGGCGCTCCCCGCACCCCCCGCACCGCCAGTGGAAGAGGCGGCGATCCCCTTCGTCGAAGGCCGCCGCGATCCCATCCACCTTCCCCTCCTCGGGGTTCCCGATCCGGAAGAGCTGGGGGTAGGGCGAGTTTCGGAGCCGGTCTCGGGCCTTCGCCACGTTGGCCGGTACGCATCCGTCGTACTCGTCAATCGTGAGAAGGTCGCAGGAGAACTCCAGGAAGTCCCCGTCCGCGTTGGAGCCGAGGAAGAGGAGAGCCCCATCCCCGAAGTCCTTGAGCTTTAGGTTCCCCGCTGCCTTGCGCCCTTTCTCCTTCACGATGGCGAGCGAACCTCCCGCCCGCTCGCGGTACTCGGGCACCGCCAGAAGAAGGGGGTCCACGCGGCGCTGGACGAAGCGATCCCGGAGGCCGTAGGTGGGGAGCACGAGCGCGGCGATCCGCCCACGCCACCCGGCGGCCTCGGTGTGAAGCTGGATCACAAGCTCGCTCACCCCGGTCTGGACCGCCTTGCACACGTCCGCCCCGTCGATCTTCGGGAAGTCGGCATACATCTCGATCAGGGACGGGTTGGCCGCGAAGCTCATGGGGCCTCGGCGGGTGTTCCGGTGGACGCGAACCGCCTGCCCGATCAGGGGGTAGTCCTCCCCCAGGGTCGCCCACCCCTGGGCGATGCGCTCGGCCACCACGTCGATCTCGGTCATCCCGTGGACTCCTGCTCTGGGCTCGTGGGGGAGAGCACGCGGTAGGCCAGGGAGCGGGCCATCAGCTCCACGAGGCCGAGCCGGTGGGTGAGGTCGGGAGGTGGGCGGAGCCGAGTGGCCCGCCGGAGCACGTCCACGTAGAGGGTGCGGTCCCGGCCTGGGGAGCGAGCGATGCGGATCACCCCCCATCCATCGGGCACACCGAGAGCCGCGAGGTCCGCCAGGGCGGCCTCCTGGTCTTGCCGCCTCCACCACCCGGGGTCTCCGGGGGCTCGGGCCAGCACCTCGTCCCAGAGGGCCAGGGAGAAGTGGGTGCCCTGCACCTTCGGGTCCGAGGCGTACTCCCGGAGCTGCCCGCGACGAAGCCCGGCCTGGAGGTCGGAGCGGCTCACCTTCACCTCCACCACGGCCACCCGGGGGATGATGCGGGACGGCTTCTCGGGCTCCGGGCGGTTCCGGCTGCGAGCCCACCGAGCCCGCTCCTCCCACGAGGCGAACCGCCGGGCATCCTTCTCCGCCGAGGAGGTGGCGGAGACGGCGATCACGTCGAGCTGGTGGCCGTTGATCCCCACTTCCCAGCACGCGGCATCCGCCCACTCCTCGCGGAGAAGGTGGCTCGCGATGGCCCTACAGGTTTCCCGGTGTGTCGGCTTGCTCACTATTCCAGGCTAACACAGCGGAGGGCAAGCCGTCCACCGTGGCCGGGACCGTGGTGGGGGACCACGGCCCGGCCGGTGGCGGGGAGGGCGTGACTACTGCCCCGAGCGGAGGACGGCCGTGGAGTCGGCCTGGAGGGGGGCTTCCGGCGCCTCCTGGGGCCCGAGGGCACCCTGGGCGGTACGGATCGCGGAGAGCCAGTGGGGCTCGTCGGAGAGCTGGCCGAGCTTCGGGTGGAGCACCTTGTAGCGCACCTCCCCCTGGGAGCCGGGCACGGGGTAGCCACGGAGCGCGAGCCCCTCGCGGGCGACCCAGGCCAGGGACTCCTCCACGAGGGTCGCCACCTCCATCCCGGGAGGGAGGAAGATCGCGCAGGCCCCGGTCATGTTCAGGGCGGCCCCGAGGGCCTCCGCCCCGGCCTCCATCTCCTCGGGGCGCATCCCGACCGGGGTGCGGATCACGAAGAGCATCCCGGCCTCGATCTTGAAGGCGGAGGTGAAGGGCACGATGTCGAGGACGAGGGGGCGATCCATGGTTCAGGCTCCGACGATGGCGGGGTCTTCGGGAAGGGGCTGGCGGCCCGCGACGGTGACGATCTGGTACACCGTTCCCAGGGGGGTCCGGTAGGTGTCGAGCACGAGGCCCGCCCCGTGGATCACGGCCCGCCGGGTTCGAGAGGCTCGCGCACGGTCCAGGGTGTGCTCCAGGAGGGTGACCGAGAGGAAGAGGCGGAGATCCTTGCCCGGCCCACCCAGCACGCGCTCCCCGATCTTCTCCCCCGGGTTGAAGCCAGCGGGGGCCACCTGGGGCTCCTGGAAGATGTCGTCCTCCCCGGGCACTTCCTGGCTCCCGATCAGGGCCACCACCTCGGGCACGGGCTTCCGTCCGAGGATGGTCATGCTCTGGTAGACGTGGCCACGCAGGCGGTACGTGGTGAGACGGAAGCCCGCTCCGAAGACCACCGCTCGGGCGGTACTCGACCGGCGAGCCACCTCCAGAAGAGCCTCCAGGATGGCCACCGAGAGAGCCAGCCGCACGTCCTGGCCGCTCCGGGGGCCACCCACCTCGGCCCGCTGGAGGTGCTCGTCCACCCCTGGCCGCTGGAGGGGATCGTCGTTCACCTCCACGGGGGCGCTCGGAGTGGCCGCCAGCTCGTCCGCCTGGGCGCGCATCGCCAGGAGGTCGGGGAGGGGCGGGATCGGAAGCTCGTCCACCTGCTCGGGCTCACCCATGACGAGGGCCCACCACGGCGGCAACGGCGGCACCGAGGGCGCACACCACGAAGAAGGAGACGAGCCAGATCGGCCCGGCGTTCCAGCTCCAGTCCACGGGGGCCTGGGCGACGGTGCGGAAGTTGTCGAGAAGCTGGGTCATCCGGTAGCTCCGAGGTGAGGCTACCCCGGAGGGGGCAGCCGGTGAAGGGGCCGCGCTCACGCGGCGGCGGCCAGCTCCTCCACCCACGGCTCCACCACCTCGGCGAAGGGCACCCCGCCCGCCAGCTCGATCGCCTCCATCTCCTCCCACGAGAGGAAGATCACCCGGTCGGTCCCCACGTCCTCACGGTCGATGCGGCGGGAGCGGTAGTGCTTCCAGATCCCGGCCGGGCCCTGGATCTCGTAGACGCCTGTATCCGAGGCACCCACGCCCACGGCCCCGCACGCGATCCCGGTGGAGATGATCTCCCAGAGGTCGGCCCCCTTGCGGACGAAGCAGCACCCGTGCTTCACGTTCCGATCGGAGAAGCGGCGCTCCGCCACCCGGTTCCACGCGCGGGAGTAGAAGTCGAACTCCTCCAGCTCCACCCCCTCGGGGGCCTCACCGGTGCGGGCGGCCTCGATCAGCTCGGGGGAGATCACCATCAGGTCGGCGCGCTTCATCGGTTCCTCGCTACCCCATCACCTTACCCGTAGCAGGGAAAGACGGCAAGCGAGGTCAGACGCTTTATTCCGGCTTTCGGATGACCCACGAGGGCCCCTCCACTTCCAGGGGCAGGCCCACCTGGAGGGCGAAGGCATCCACCGCGCGCTTCACTCCGGGCCAGTGGTCCGAGTAGTCGTCTCCGAAGAGGACTCCGCCGGGGAGGACGAGGGGCCAGAAGTAGGCCAGATCGTCGGCCACGTCCCCCTCCTCGTGGCTCGCGTCCAGGTACACCATCCCGGCCTTCACCCCGTGGGCCAGGAACCACCGGGCCGCCGTCCGCGAGGTCTGGGGGAAGGGAACCACGGTGCCCTGGAGACCGAGGTGGACCACGTTGGAGAGGAAGCGCCAGTAGATCCCGGGCATCCCGTTCCGCCTCTCCAGCCACTCGCTCCGGTGGGGGCAGTCGATCATCTCCAGGGATCCAAGCCAAGTATCCACGCAGACGATCTTCCCGCCGTACCAGCGGAGGAGCTGGGCCATCGTGGTCGCGGACTGCCCCTTCCACGTCCCCACCTCGATCACGAGGGACGGCCGCACCTCCTCGATCAGCCGCCGGAAGACCGGGAGGTCTCCGTTCCACCCCTGGAGGTCGAGAGGGTGGCTCGGCGCTCCCGCGTAGGGGTCGCCCTTGTGGAGGGCCGCCAGGAGGTCGATCCCTTCGTAGGGCCTCCCGGGCCGCACCTGCACGGTCGGCACCTGGGGGAGGTCGAGGGGCCAGACGTGCGGCCAGAGGCGCTCCATGATCCACGGCCCCTGCCCCTGGGAGACCCTCCGCTGCATCTCCGCGTACCAGCTCCGGGGCCTCTGGAGGATGACCCGGCCAGGGACCAGGAACTGCGCGCCCGCGTGGAAGACGAAGCGGGCCGGGGGCTGACCACCGAGCCACTCCACGAGGTGGTGGGCGAGGCGGAGCCCCCCGTGGTGGGGGTGGCCATCGTGGTCGGCGTTCAGGACGTGGCCGCCCAGGGGCACGTAGCCATCCACCTCGCGGAGCTGGGAGAAGTCGAAGGCGTGCGGGTAGGGGTCGCCCTGGAGGAAGGCGTAGGTGGTGTCCGGGTCGATCTCCTGGGTCGCCATGAACCAGAGGAAGGAGCCCGCCTCTCGGCCCTCGTTGGGTAGGTCCACCCCCTTCTGGACGATCCTGGCGGACCACCCATCGGGGAGCTTCCCCGTGGCCCAATCGGTGTTCTCGTTGTACCTCGCCACCACGAGCATCCCGCGCATCTACACTCCAGCCCGCGCCACCACGCGGATCTCCTCGAACGCTTGAAGTGCCCTGCCTATCGCCTCGTCGGTGTTCAGGTAGCGGTATTCCGCGAGCCTCCCCACGAACCAGACCTGCCGGGCTCGCCGCTCCAGCTCGGCCCGCTGGCGGTACCTCTCGGCCATCGCCTGGGCACTCGCCTCCGGCACCGGGTAGTAGGGCTCCCCGTGGGCGCGGGGGTACTCGCGGGCGATCACGGTGTGCGGGTGCTTCTGCCCGGTGACGTGCTTCGCCTCCACCTCGCGGGTGAAGGGCTCCTCCCCCGGGTAGTTGATCTGCACGCACGGCTGGACCCGCTCGCGCTCCACGAGGTGGTAGGTGAACTCCAGGGACCGCCAGGGGAGGCGGCCTTCCTCGTGGTGGAAGTAGTCGTCCACCGGGCCGGTGTAGACCGTGGCCACCCGGGGCCTCACCCGGCCACGCACGGCCGCGAAGTCCACCCCCAGCCGCACCTCCACCTTCGGGTGGGCCAGCATCCTGCCGAACATAGCCGTAAAGCCAGCGGCGGGCATAATCTGGTAGCGGTGGCCCACGTAGCGGAAGTCCAGGTCCGTGCGGACGGGGAGCCGCCCGAGGAGCCAGGGGGCCAGCTCGCGGGGCTCGCACCCCCACTGTTTCCGGGTGTACCCCCGCACGAACGCCTCGTAGAGGTCTCGGCCGACCTTGGCCAGGGCGTACTCCTCGGCGTTGCTCGGCTCCGCGATGGGCTCCCGCACCCTCGCCAGGAGGGCCTCGGCATCCTCGGCGGTGGGAAGCTGGACCCCGTAGAACATCTCCAGGGTCCGCCGGTTCACCGGGATCGGGAAGAGCCGTCCCGCGTGGGAGGCGCGCACGAAGTAGCTGCCCGGGATCCACTCGGTGAAGCGGCCGAGGTACTCCACGAGCTTCGGATCGTCGGTGCGGAAGTAGTGGGGGCCGTAGCGGTGGACGAGCACCCCCTGGTAGGAGGAGTCCCAGCAGTTGCCCGCGAGGTGGTGGCGGCGGTCGATCACGAGGGAGCGCCACCCGACCGAGGCCGCGCGCTCGGCCACCACGCAGCCCACCGGCCCGGCCCCGACGATCAGGAGGTCGGGCTGGCCCACGGCTACTCCTTCGGGAAGGCGTCCGCCCAGCAGGACGGCGTCTCGTAGACCCGCACCTGCACCACCCGGAGGAAGGGATGCTCTCCCCCCGGCACCGTCCCGTAGGCGTCGAGGAGGAGCCGCTGGCCCACCTCCAGGACGTGGGCCGCGATGTTCTCGGCGGTCGGCTCCTGCCCCTCGGGCATCCGGTACACCTTCAACCCACCCGCCTCCAGGTGGGCTCCCACCTCGTCCCAGGGGGCCATGATGTACCCGTGATCCAGGTGCTCCAGGAGCCATCCCCCCACCAGCTCCTTCATCGCCCCGAAGTCCGCCACCCGGCCCACCTCGTCCAGGACAGGGGCCTCCACGGTCACCTCCACCTCGTAGCGGTGGCCGTGGACGTTGCGGCACTTGCTCTCGTGGCGGGTGACGCGGTGGCCCGCGTCGATCCCGATGCGGCGGGTGGCGCGGATCACGAGCCGCCCCCCTTCCCGGCGGTGGGGGCCTTCTTCGCCTTCGCCTTCTCGTGCTTCTCCAGGGCCACCACCCAATCCTCCAGGATGACGGTGAGGTCCGTGGTCCCAAGGCGGCCGGATGCCGTCTTGATCTCGGTGGCCAGCTTCTCGTAGAGGGCCACCGGGATCTTCCCCCGGATGTTGCCGATCACCACCTTCGCCCCCTGGCGGGTGAGCGCGGAGGTGTCCTTGTCGCCCCCCGTGGGCTGGGCTCCGCCGGTGGGGGGTGCGGCTCCGCCCGAGCCCTGCTCCACCGGCACCCCGCCACCCGTTCCGTCCCCGCCGATCTTGTCGAGCCCCACGAGGGGGTCGGTGGCGAGGGCCTCCAGGTCGCGGAGGGTCTGGCCGTCGAAGCCGGTGAGGGTGAGGTCGGTCCCCTCGGGCAGGAGGGCCTCCAGATCCGCCACGTAGGAGGGGAGGGCGTCCCAATCCCACTCCCCCTCCTGGGCGTTGTCCCGGAGGGCCACCACCTTCGCCTCCCCCCAGGAGCCGGGGAAGACCACGCAGGGGATGGCCTCGGGGTCCACGGTCACGGTCACCCCGGAGGCCAGCTCCACCTGGAGGGGGCCGTCCTTGAAGAGCCCCGCCGCCTGGGCCATCGCGAGGGTGTGATACCGCTGGTTCCCGCCGATCACGATGGGGGCGGTGACCCCCTCGGGGTGCCCCTCCCCCTGCCAGACCAGGGAGGGCTTGAAGAGGCCGAACGCCTTGATCGAGGCCAGGAGGGCCTCGTGGTCGGCGGAGTCCGCCTTGCGGGGGTTCTCCGCGAAGGGGACGAGGGTGGAGAGGGCGAAGTGGACGAGCTGCACGGGGCCTCCAGGGCGCGAGGGTCAGTCTACCCACTCGGGCGAGCGGGAGAAAGCGAGGGAGTAGACGCGGCCATCTTTCCCGTTGGCCACCGCGTCCGCAAGGTAGAGCTGGAGATCCTGGCGAGCCCCGGGCCGCTGACGAAGCCACCGGAGGCACACGAGGTAGGACCGGGCGGTGAGGGTGATCATGGTCACCCGCGAGTCCGCTCCATCTCGCACGAGGGAGAGGGGGTCCACCCCGTAGAAGCGGAGGAGGGCCGCCTGGGCCATGATCCCCTGGGTCTCCCGCAGCACGAGGTTCACCCACTTCCCGGCCACGGGGTCGAAGGTGGTGACGTTCCCGAAGCGGAACCCGGCCGCCCACGAGCTGGAGTCCACCGAGCGCCAGGGGAACCCGGCCATGACGGGGAGGTTCGTGGCTCCGAACCCGTGGAGGGTCACCCCCTCCTCGGCTGCCATGAGGTGGCACGCCCGCACCCAATCCAGGGCGGGGGAGGCGTTGCCCGCCCGAAGGCTGGCCGACATCGCCGTGAGGTGGGGCACCATCCCGCCCAGGCAGAGGTAGGGGTAGCCGCGAGCCTTGTAGCGGCGGATCTCCTCGGGGTCGGTCCCTACGTGGAGGACGGGGAGAGGGCGGAGGCCACGCTGCTCCAGGCGAAGGAGGTTGCGGAGACTCGCCCGAGGATCTCCGATCACGTCCAGGTTCGCGTAGTGGTCGAGGGCCGAGCGCCAGCGGAGGAGCCACCGGGCGTAATCCTCCAGGTCTACCGTCACGCCCTGGGAGAAAGCCGAGAAGCCGCCGGAGTCGGTAAACACCTCGGGCCGGTGGCCGTTCCGCTCCAGCTTCCCGAGGAACTCGCCCAGGCTCGCGTCCTTGAAGTAGTGGAAGGAGAAGAGCCCCCCGATCTCCTTCGGTGCGACCGGGCGGAGGAGGTGGCGGTGGGCCCGGAGGGCGATGGCCGTGCTCACGAGGCGATCCCCCTCTCGTGCGGGGCACCCATCGCGATCCGCACGGCGTTCCGCAGCTCGTGGTCCGTGGTGGTCTCCACCCCGGGGGTGACGGTGTAGACTTCGACCGGGTGGCCCTTCTCCGCGAGCCACCTGGAGGCCGCCACCCACGAGCGGACGGCCACGATCACGGTGAAGCGGCGGGTCTCCTCCATGTCCCGGACGATGGCGGTGGGGTCCACCCCGTAGCTCCGAAGGAGGGGGGCCAGGGACATCACCTTCCCCACGTCCCGGATCGGGGTGGTGTGCCACTCGCCCGTGGAGGGATCGAAGACCGGGAGCCGCCCGTAGCGCACGGCCGCGCTCCACGAGCTGGAGTCCACCGACCGCCACCGGAAGCCCCGCACGAGGCTCCAGGCGGTGACCCCGAAGCCGTGCAGGCCCACCCCCAGCTCCTCCGCCACCTCGTGGCACGAGCGCAGCCAGGAGAGCCCCTCGTGGGGCTTCCCGAGGCGGAGGGCCTGGGCCATCGATCCGAGGTGGGGGACCATCCCCCCCAGGCAGAGGTAGGAGTAGCCACGCTCCGCGTACCGCCGCACCTCCGAGGCCGGGGTGCCGAAGTGGACGATGGGGAGAGGAGGAAGCCCCTCCTGCTCCAGGCGGATCTGGTTCTGGAGGGTGCCCCTCGGGTTCCCGATCACGTCCAGGGAGGCGTAGTGGTCGATTCCCGCCGCGTTCGCCCGGAGCCACCGGGCATAGGTGGGGAGGTCGATGGTCGCCCCCTGCGTGAAGGCGGAGAAGCCGCCCGAGTCCACGAAGACCCTGGGGCGGTGGCCGAGGGAAGCCAGGAAGCTGACGAGGCTCCTTTCCCCCATGTAGTGGAACGAGAAGAGCAGCCCCATCTCCTCCGGCGTCGCCGGGGAGGTGAAGCGCTCCGGTGCGGGCCGAGCCCCGGTCACTCCGGGTAGGTCCAGGAGGGATCCAGCCGCCCCTCCGCCTTCAAGCGGGTCACCAGGGGATCCTCCAGCCCGGCCGCCCGGAAGCCCTTGCCCCGGAGGAGACAGGCGTGGCACGAGCCGCACGGGGGGACCGCCCCCTGGTAGCAGGTGTGCGAGAAGGCGAGGGCCTCCACGCACCCCTCCAGGCCCGCCGCCATCCCCACGGTCTCGGCCTTCGTGAGGAACATCAGCGGGGTCCAGAGCTTGATCTTGCCCTGCTCCCGCTCCAGGAAGAGGCCGTAGTCCAGGGCGCGCTCCATCCGGTCGATGAAGTCCGCCCGGCAGTCCGGGTAGCCCCCGAAGTCCTCCTGCGCGGTCCCCGTCACGACGTGCTGGGCTTCGTAGACGACCGCCCGGTTCCCCGCGAGGGTGAGGAAGAGGATGTTTCGGCCGGGGACGAAGGTGGCCTCCAGCCCGCCGGGGAGGGCCTTGACCCCCTCGTAGGTGCCGACCGCCCGGGAGTGGTCGGTGAGGGGGGAGGTACCCGCGAGGATCGGCCCCACGTTCACCACCTCGCGGACCACCTCGATCTTCGGGTGGTGGGCCTTGAACACTTCCACCACCTTCTCGGCGCTCTCCAGCTCGGCCGCGTGCCGCTGGCCGTAGTTGATCGAGAGGGCCACGATCCGGTCGGGCTCGAACTGGCGGGCCGCCCAGAAGAGGCAGGTGGTGGAGTCCTGGCCGCCGGAGAGGAGGACGATCACGGTCACGAAGGGTCGCACGGGTACCTCGGGATCACAGGGTGGACGGAGCGGTGGCCAGACGTGCCAGCTCCCAGAACTCGGCTCGCACCTCGGGGGCTCGGAAGCGCCCCAGGAGCACCTCGGTCACCATCGGGGCTCGGCGCTCCACCCCTCGGCAGACCATGCAGAAGTGGACCCCCCGCACCCGCACGCCCACCCCGAGGGGGTGGAGGTGCTCCTGGAGGGCCTCGGCCACCTGCTGGGTCATCCGCTCCTGCACCTGGAGGCGGCGGGAGAAGACCCCCACGAGGCGGGCGAGCTTCGACGCTCCCACCACCACGGGCTTCTCGGGGTCGGGGAGGTAGCCCACGTCGGCCACACCCACGAAGGGGAGTAGGTGGTGCTCGCAGGTGGAGGCGAACTCGATCCCCCCCATGACCACCATCTGGTCGGTGCCCCCCTCGGTGAACCCCACTTCGCCGGTGGAGGTGCGGAGGACGGTACCAGGGTCGAGGTCGTAGCCCGCCGTCATCTCCGCCCAGGCACGGGCCACCCGGTCGGGGGTCGCGTGGAG